CAGCATTGGAGCGTCTTTGAGCAGGCATTCATGACGCTTGAGATAGAGACCACCAGGGGACTGGCGGCACAAATTTTGAGGCATAGGTCTTTCACCTTCCAGGAATTTTCACAACGCTACGCTGATAGTAGTTTGTTGGCAGAAAGAATTCCTTTGTTTGATATCCGTCGTCAGGATAAAAAGAATCGTCAAAATAGTATTGATGATATTGATCCTTTTGAACGGCAGCATCTTCAGATCCTAATTCAAAAACATTTTGATGAAGGTATGGATCTGTATCGTGAGATGCTCTCACGTGGTGTGGCAAAGGAATGTGCCCGTTTTGTGTTACCTTTGGCAACTCCCACCAGATTGTACATGACGGGTTCAGTTCGTTCATGGATCCACTACATTGAGTTACGCTCTGCTCATGGTACACAGAAAGAGCATATGGACATTGCAAATGAATGTAAGTGTTTGTTTGCGGGTCAATTTCCAATAGTCGCTGAAGCATTAGGATGGACAAACCATGAAACTACTAACACTTGAAGATTATCAAAAGGCAGGAGAAACATTCTGGCCAAAGTATTGGTACGTCGCCAAAGAACTTGGTGAAGATGCAAAACCAGAACAAGTTCTTAAAGTTATGGAAGCAGTCGGTGGTGTTGCACTCAAACTTGCTCTAGAAGAAAAAGAAGGTCCATTTGGATTTAATAAAACCAAGGAGGGGGAAGGCGATGCCGACGTATCAGTTCAGGAATAAAGAAACTGGTGAGATTACTGAAGAAGTCATGAGTTTCACTGTTTTAGATAAATACAAAGAAGATAACCCACATCTTGAACAATACCATGATTCATTTCCTGGTCTTGTAGCAGATGCAGGTGTTAGGAATAAAGTTCCTGACGGTTTCAGAGATGTTCTGAAATCTATCAAAAAAGCAAACTATCGCTCCAATATTGATACCCATTAACCCTTATGCCAAGAAAAAGGAAGGACACTCAGTTCGACTTTGTTAATAGCACTCCAAAGCAAATGAGACGTAAGAAACCAATTAATGTTGATCACCTAAAAGAGATCACTCCCTTAACTGAAAATCAAACACTTGCATTTGACGCATACGATAACGGTAAAAACCTTTTCTTATATGGTTGTGCGGGTACAGGTAAAACATTCATTGCAATGTACCTGGCATTGAAAGAAATTCTTTCAGGAACATCTGCTTACGAGAAACTTTACATGGTTCGTTCTCTAGTTCCTACTAGAGAAATTGGATTCCTTCCAGGAGATCATGAAGACAAGTCAAACTTGTATCAGATTCCATACAAAAACATGGTTGAGCACATGTTTAAGATGCCAGATGATCCTGCATACAACATGTTGTATGACAATTTAAAAGCACAGGAAACTGTTTCTTTCTGGTCTACATCTTTCCTTCGTGGTACAACTCTCAACAATGCTATTATTATTGTTGATGAGTGTCAGAACTTGAACTTCCATGAGTTGGATTCAATCATTACACGTGTTGGTACTGATTGTAAGATCATCTTTGCTGGTGATGTCATGCAAACTGATCTTGTTAAAACTAATGAGAGGAATGGTATCCTTGATTTCATGAAGATCCTTGAGGTCATGGAAGAGTTCACCAGTGTTGAGTTCGGTGTAGAAGACATTGTTAGAAGTGGTCTTATTCGTTCTTACATTCTTAGTAAAATGCATTTAGGATTTGGTTAATGTTTAATCATGTTAATATGGGTGTCCTCCTTGAGGACATCAAGGCGACTACTTCACCTAATGGTAAACGAGTTTATGCTGTAGATGGTAATGAATATCCATCTATCTCTACCATCTGTTCCTATCGCAAACGCAAATCAATTGCAGATTGGAGGAAGAGAGTTGGTAATGAAGAAGCAAACAAAATCTCTACCCGTGCAGCGACCGTAGGAACCTCACTACATAGTATAGTGGAAGATTATCTAAACAATAATCTTGACTTAGAAAAGTACAAAGATAAGTATCTTGCGTTGTTACTATTCAAGCAGGCAAAACCCATGCTTGGTCGCATTAACAACATCCACTTTCAAGAGGCACCTTTATACAGTCATGAGTTTGGAATTGCTGGAAGGGTCGATTGTATTGCTGAATTTGACAGCAAACTTTCCATTATAGATTTCAAAACTTCTTCTAAAGAGAAGAAAGAATCTTGGATCGAGAACTATTTTGTTCAAGAGACAGGATATGCTAAGATGTATGAGGAACGATCTGGTATTAAAGTAGACCAAATCGTTACATTGATCACCTGTCAGACAGGTGACACACAAGTGTTCGTTAAGAACCCAGATGACTATGTGCCTCTGCTAAAAGATTACATTGCAGAGTACAAAGATGCCCGCCAAATCAAATAAAAACATTGATCAATTAATTGATGAAAATTTTATGGACAAAAATAAGTTTTCAATGACAATTGAAAACATTGTGAAAGACAGTAACAAAAGCCTCAACTATATTGATGCTATCGTAGATTTCTGCGATGCAAAAGACCTTGAAGTTGAATCTATTGTAAAGTTGATCGCACCGTCATTGAAAGAAAAAATTAAGGCAGAGGCAACTCGTCTTAACTATATTAAACGAACAACCCGAGGAGTACTTCCTATTTAATTATGTCTGCTTTTGATGTTTATCTTACTTATGTTGCAATTAAAACTCATTTTACAACAGATAGGTATGATTATTTTCGTTATGGAACCAATTTAGATAGGGTCACTCCAGAATCTTTTAACAAACGCAACGATATTTATTTCTTTGAACGTTTAAGTACGTTGTATAAAGAAAAAGATGTCGTTGATTTTTTTGTATCTAATTTTATTGTCAATTCTAATTTCTATATTAAAAATATGGATAGTGAGAATTTGATAGAGTGGAGAAGGAGACAGCAAAGTATGTCTTACATGTTTAAAACAGATTTAGAAAATCTAATCAATGAGTGTGGAACATTGAACACTTCCTTACAGTGCCATAAAGGGACTCATTCAAAAATATTGAGAATGTTTCTTGGAGGGCATATTATGTTAGAAACTTTAGTCATGTTAAATAGATTAACAAGGTTTGTGAATAGATATGACACCATCATTGGTGATGATGTAATCTGGAGACGTATATCAAAAATTTTAAAGAAGTACGATCCTTTTGTAACCTTCGACACATCAAAAGCAAAAAAAATAGTATCAGAATACTTATGAACGACTCAAATTTATTTTCTTCTGAGATTGTACGTAGAGAGGCAAAGAGGATGCAAGACCTCTATCAATCTGTGTCACAAAGAATGTACACATTTGAAAGTATGTCAAGAGAAGAGAAACAAGAAATGTTTGACGACATGGACTCTCTTATTGAAAAACAAAAGGTTCTATACACTAGGGTCATGCTTTCAAATGATGAAGACAGTAATTTGGTAAAGGAAAATTTTAGAATTGCTGCAAAGCAAATGGGTATTCCGACAACTAATATTGGTCCCGAGGTTTTTGATCTTGCTAAAAAAGCAGTCGATTCTCTAAGAGAGACCTTTGATAAAGAAGAGGGTTGACAAGACCTTCTTTATCTGCTATCATAATTTCGTTGGGCAGCACAGTACTGAGCGTAAGACCCAACTCGCAACACACAATACAAACAATACAAACAATACGGAGAATACAAATGTCTTTTCAATCCTTAAAGTCCCAAGGTTCCCTGCTCAGTAAGTTGAATGCAGAACTGAACAAAACTGAGGGTAAGTCAGGTTATATCGACGAGCGCCTTTGGAAACCTACCATGGGTAAGGATGGCGTTGGCAGTGCTGTCATTAGATTCCTGCCTATCCTTAAGGAAGGTGACATGCCTTGGGCAAAGGTCTGGAGTCATGCATTCCAGGGTCCTGGTGGTTGGTATATTGAGAACTCTCTTACCACCTTGGGTCAGCAAGATCCTGTCAGTGAGGCAAATCGTCTGCTGTGGAACAGTGGTCTTGATAGCGACAAGGAAGTTGCACGTAAGCAGAAGCGTAAACTCTCTTACTACAGCAACATC